TCAAACGATCTGAAGCTTGACCCGCTTGGCGGGGTCGGCGGGTGGCGGGACGCTGGGCTCTTGAGAGAGGCTATAGACGTCGAGGACGCCGACGACCGCCGCCAGCAGCGGTGACGGCCACGTCTCTACCGGGTACTGGCCGAGTTTGTCGGCCAACTCGCGGCGAAGCTGCCAGAGTTGCGCATCGTCGGATGAGTTCATCAGTCCTACTCCTAGAGTCCGAGAGCCGCGCCCAGGCCGTCGACCGCAGCCCGCGCCGTGTCGTCGCTTGTGTGCCCGTACAGGTCGCCGGTGATGCTGATGGATGAATGTCCGAGTAGGTCCGCAGCCGCCTTGATATGTACGCCCGACTCCAGCCAGGCCACCGCGGCGCTGTGTCGCATGGTGTGCGCGCCGACGGCTTCGATCTTGGCCTTCTTCGCCGCCAGTTCTACGGTGCGCAGCACGTTCCTCGGCTCCAGCATCGTCCCAAGTTCGGTGGCGAACACCACCCCGGTATCGGTCCACTGGTCGCCAGCCGCGAGCCGTTCCTCGAGCTGCTGTGTCCGCCAGCCCTTGAGCGCGGTCACCACCCCGGCGTGCAGCGGCACCCGCCGCCGCGAGCGGTCAGTCTTGGGTTCGGTCAGTACCAACTCACCATCCACCCGTGACAGCGTGTGACGCACCGTCAATTCGCCCTTGTCGAGATCCACGTCCGACCACAACAGACCGGCGATCTCCCCTCGGCGCAGACCGGTTGCCGCCATAAGCATCACGGCCACGTAGTAGCGCAGACCTTTCGCCGCGTCGAGCAACCGTGCCACGTCGGCAGCGGCGAGGTACTTCGCCTCGGTGCGCGCGACGCCGGGGCGCTTCACCTTGGCCACCGGATTCGACGCCAGCAGGCCGTCCCGCACCGCGACGTCGAGCGCCTGGCGCAGCACCGTATAGACCCCGCGCACGGTCGAGTCAGCCAGCTTCTTTCCGCGCAGTTCGACAATCAACGCCTCGACGTCGGATGGCTTCAACCGGTCCAGCCGCTTCGCCCCGATAGCCGTTGCCTCAAGGTGCTTGCGCGACAGCGAGCCGTACAGGCTCTTGGTCGTGGCTTTGCGGTCTGACGCTGCGAGCGACGATTCACGCCACCGCTCCAGCCATGACGCCACCGTGTCGGGCGCGTCCTTGGCGGGCTTGCCGTCCTCGATGCGGCGACGAACTTTCTTCAATTCCTTGCGGCACTCTGCAGCCGTCGCCCCGTACACCGACGCCGACGTACGCTTCTCGGTCACCGGGTCGATGTACGACACCCGCCCTTCCCAGCGTCCACTCGGCCGCTGACGCACGTTGCCCTCACCATTGGCGCGCTTGCTCATGCCTTCTTCTTTCCTTGGGTCGTCGGCGGTAGGAATCCACGGTCGCGGGCGCGCTTGATGTACTCGTGGGCCATTCGCGGCTTCACCCCGAACGCACGCGCAACCGCCTCGGCTGGGGCGTGATTGAAGTTCGCGCGATAGACGTCCGCGACTTCCCGCAGTAATTGAGCATCCACATAGCGCCGGCCCGTACGCATGTCGTCTATGAGGTTGCGAAGCACGCGGTGCTGTTCTTCGCCGATCGCAGGTATGGCGATGCCGTCTGGTCCATCGCGCCATACGTCGCGGACCTCAAAGATCCAGTGCCTGTAGATGCTGTTGACGAGGCTTGCCAGCTCGGTTGCGCGCAGATGTTTCTGTCGAATTTCGCCCTGGTCTGGACCAGCACGAAAGCTGAGCTCGACCAGCCTCGGAACTGCATCGCGTAGCTCAACCCTGAAATGCGTATCCGGTTCGTTGTGGCCGAACAGGTCGAACTCGACCCAGGCCGGCAGAAATCTGATTGACGGACTCCACTCGCCCTCGGCTATCGGAGACCCATCTGAGTCGGGCAGCTGCCCAGCGATACGTCCTGGCTTCTCGCCGTCGGTGGCGAACATCGGCTCGCCGTGAATTCCGCAGGCCAGGAAGTCATTCGAGATCACAAACCGCATACGGCCATCGGCCAACTCATAGCTTCTGGAAGGGCCATCGCCGATTCGGTGGAGCTGCGGCATTCTGCGAAACCTCCCATCGCGGTTCGGTAGTGCAATGTTGTTACTCTGCGCTTAACTCTGCATTCTGTCAATAGCCGCTGAAACACCAGCGGAAACGTCAGAACTAGTGCGGAGGTCAACATGGACAGCACAGTCAGGCGGCTGGTGCCAATACCCGAAGCGCGCGAAGTGCTCGGCGGCATCGGCCACACCACCATCTACGACCTGATCAAGCGCGGCGAGATCGTCAAGGTCAACATCGGCCGCCGCGGGTTCATCACCTCGGAATCCCTTGCGGCATACGTAGATCGGCTGAGCGAGGCGGCGACAGCATGACCTACAGACGAGAAGGCCGCCCCGGCGGCTACACCGAAGCGGCTCTCAAGTCCATGGGTGCGGACTACGACGAGCATAACCCGACCTCCCGACAGCTCCGCCGACGTCGCGCGGCGAGCTGGCGCATGGAACCGCTCACTTCCGGTCATCGCGACCCCTGGCAGCGCTACAACGACCCCGAGCCCTCCGAACGCCTGGTCGACGGATACCGCGACGCAATCGCCCACCTGGGATTCCTCGGCCTGACCGCAGCCCCGCGCATCCCCGAGATGCGCGCGATGTGGCGCCGGGGAGGCGACGATCAGCGGCTCGTGCGGATGCTCGCCGAGCGTTGGGAGATCGCGGCGTGACCGACGACGATGACACCTGGCGGCAGATGGAGGCGGCCCGCGAGGTCGCAGCCCTGTATGACGAGCGTTCGGTCACCGCCGCCTGGCTCGACTCCCAGGTGTTCCCGCCGCTGGAATGGATCGTCGAAGGCGTCCTACCCGAGGGCATGGGGCTATTGGTGGCACCTCCGAAGGCAGGCAAGTCGTGGATGGTGGCCGGGGTCGCACTGGGATGCGCAGCCGGCGGCTGCGCACTCGCCAAGATCCCCGTGAAGAAGCGACCCGTGCTGTACTTGGCGTTAGAGGACGGGCACCGCCGTCTGCAGCACCGCTTCCGCACCCTCATGGAGGACCAGCCGCTACCGGACGGGCTGGAGGTAGTCACGCGCGCATCCTCGAACGAGGCACTGGTCATCATCGACGAGTTCCTACGCCGCCACCGCGACCACGCCCCGCTGGTCATCGTCGACACCCTAGGAAAAGTCAAGCCGCCCAAGGCATCCCACGAGGACTCCTACGCCGCCGACTATCGCATCGGTGGGGCACTAAAGCAACGCATCGACGACGTACCCGGCGGCTGCCTACTGCTGGTGCACCACACCCGCAAGGCCGAATCCGCCGACTTCATCGACGCGGTATCAGGCACCCAAGGCATCGCCGGGTCTGCCGACTTCGTGCTGGTGCTGTCCCGTAAACGCCACGCCCAGAACGCCGTCCTGGCAGTCACCGGCCGCGACGTCCACGAGAACGAGTACGCCTTCACCACCGAAGGCGGCCGGTGGTCGATCGACGGCATGGATCTCATGGACGCCGCCGCGACAGTGGGCAAGCGGAAAGACACCGACAGCCTCGGGGACCGCAGTCTCGACGCCTTGACATTCGTCAGCGGCCGACCGCTCGGCACACGACAGGCCGACCTAGCGGGACACCTCGGCATCGACAACGACACGGCGGGCCGGTACCTGCGGCGACTCCACGACGCCGGGCGCATCGACAAACGCACACGAGGTATCTACGCACCCGTGTCCGCAGTGTCCGTTGTGTCCGTTTCGGACGAACCCACAGGTCAGTCAGACCAGGGCGAACTCACCCAAACGGACACAACGGACACAACGGACACCGATGGGCAGGGCGGCCAATGAACCGAGGCCAACGCCGCCGACTGCCGAAGGACGTTCGGGAGGTCGCCGACAACGCGCACTGCCCCGACTGCGACAGCGAGGCCGAGGTGACAGAACCCGTGACCGGCTTCTACTACCTGCAAATCCGCCACGACGACACCTGTCCGTGGTTCAACACCCACCGAAAGGCGAACAACCAATGACCACCGAAAACACCATCGAGCCCGTGGACGGCAGCGTCTACGCCTACCAAGTCACCCCGCACGAGGGCCTCGCCTACGTCACCATCGCAGGCCCCGACGAAGACAAGCCGATGATCGTTGCCTTCGACCGCGACGACCTCGACCACCTCAAGGCCGCACGCAAGGAACTACGGGCGGCGGGGGTCAAGAAAGCCCCCGACCCTGGCGCAGTCCTCCAGATCCTCAACGAGGCCAACCGCCGCGACTCGTTCATCCACGACCGCGTCGAGTACCGGTACATCCCGCTCGAAGGCAAATGGGTGGCGTGGGGTCGCACCGACATCACAGAGGACGAGCAGTGACCAACGACGACAGCGCACCAGTCGGCCGCCCACTCACCGACGCCGAACGCCACCTTCTCAACGAGATCCTCGAATGGAAGATCGGGCACAACATCGCCCAACAAGGCGTGCACGTAGACCCCGACTCCGTGACCGCCGCCCTCGATGACCTCAACAAGCGCACACCCCTGCACCGCCAGTACGGCGAACACCACGTGCACATCCACACCGGCAACCCCGATCAAGTGATCCTTACCGTCCGCCGCACGTGGCTTGCCTTCCACGCCAGCCCCTACGTCGTCGAGATCACCGAAGACGAACTGGAGCGCGCGATGAGCAGAGGAGACGTCGCGTGACCGCGAAGCCCTGCCTCGACTGCGGTCAGCCGAGCCCCCGCAGCCGCTGCACATCATGCCGAGGATATGACTCGAAGTGGGATGCGCTGAGTAAGAAGGCCCGCCGGATGCAGAGCTGGTGCACAGACTGCGGCAGCGTCGAGGACCTCCAGCTCGACCACCTGCCCAGCGCATGGGAGCGCAAAGCCAAGGGACAGCGCATCCGCCTCGGCATCGACGCCCAGGTCGTCTGTCGACTCTGCAACGTCGCACGCGGTCAAGCCCGACCGGAACCCCAAGCGCTACAACAACATTCACACGGCAGAGGTGGCGGGGTACCCCGGTCAAAGTCCCTGCTCAGACCGCCCAGTCAAAGTTTGAGTTACACACCGGGAAATGGGCGATGACGTCACTTACTGCCGAGCTTCAATGCGATGTCTTGGAGGTGCCACTGCATGGACTTGCCGGTCTCCGCCTCAAGCCTCACCAGCAGTGTCCCGGCGAGGTTCAACAGCCCGAACAGCAGCTTCATCTCTCCGTCAGCCCCGCCTTCGTCAGCTGCCTCGGTGACGTATGCCAGAACTCGCTGATTGGACGCCGCGGTGTCGTCGGGGTTCCCGGTGGCCCACTCTGTCATCACGTCGATGGCTCTGCGCGTGTTGTCGTTCTTGTCCACCCCTGGAGCCTGCCATGAAGGCGGGGCCTAAGGGTGCGGTCACGGCCGACCCGCTGGACTTCTCGGGTTGGCCGGCGGGTCGTGCGAAGCGTCGGGAGCGGTTCATCAGCGAGTTTCTGATCACTCCGCGTGGTCAGGGTGCCGGGGAGCCGTTTCGGCTGCGTTCGTTTCAGCAGGACATCATCAGGGGTGCCTTCGCGCCGGGTCGGCGCACGGCTTTGGTGTCGATTCCGAGGGCCAACGGTAAGACGATGCTGGCTGCGGCGTTGGCGCTGGCTGAGATGTTCGTTGGCCCGCCATCGGCAGAGGTGTTGGTGGTGGCGTCGGATCAGCGGCAGGCCAACATCACCATGCGCTACGCGAAACGCATGGTTGAGCTCAACCCGATCCTGGCTGAGCGGGTGCAGATCTACGCTGACCGGCTGCACCTGCCCGAGAATGACGCCACGCTGTTGCCGCTCCCGGCTGAGCCCGGTGCGCTGCATGGACACGATCCGGCGCTTTTGGTGGTCGACGAGCTGCATGTGGTGACCGAGGCCGTCTGGGAGGCGGTGACGTCGGTGGCGGGTAAGCGCCCGGAGTCGCTGACGTTGGCGATCTCGACGCCGGCCAGCTCGCCAGATTCGGTGATGTGGAGGTTGGTTGAACATGGCCGCCGCGACGATGACCGGAGTTTCTACTTCAAGGAGTACGCCGCCCCGGAGGGTTGCGCAGCCGATGACCGCAAGGCGTGGCGGGTCGGCAATCCCGCCCTGGCATGCCGTGACCCGTTCCTATCCGAAGACGGGCTGGAGGCTGCGCGTAAGACGATCCGCGAGCCGGTGTTCCGGCAGTTGCGGTTGGGCCAATGGGTGACGGGTGTGGATGCCTGGCTGCCGTGGGGGTCGTGGGAGATGTGCAAGACCGACCGCCGGGTGCGGGCGGGTGAGCGGTGTGTCCTGGCCTTCGACGGAAGCGCGTCTGGGGACTCTACAGCGCTGGTGGGGTGCACGATGGATGGCTACCTCTGGCTGGAGGGCATCTGGGAGAACCCTGGTGACTCTCGGTGGCGCGTTCCCCGTGACGAGGTCGATACGGCGGTCGATCTGGCGTTTTCCCGCTACGACGTGGCCGAGTTGGCGTGCGACCCGTGGGGGTGGCGCTCGGAGATCGAGGCGTGGTCGCAGCGTCACGGCGAGAAGCGGGTGCTGGAGTGGAATACCGCCCACGCCGCGCGGATGGCACCGGCTACTGACCGGCTCTACCAAGCGGTGGTTACCCGCCAGGTGACCCACGACGGGGACCCGAGCCTGGCAGCCCATCTGGCTCACTGCGTCGCTAAGGCGACGCCGCAGGGCGATCTCGTCAGTAAGGACAAGCGCGGCAGTCCGCGCAAGATCGACGCCGCGGTAGCCGCGATTGTCGCGTTCGACCGGGTGGCATGGCATCAACAACGAAACCGAAAGAGAAGCTGGAGTTTTGCCTCATGAATGATGTACTACAAGAACTGCTTCAGAAGCTCGATGCGCCCGCAGCGAGGTATCACCTTCTGGACAAGCACTACGCCGGTGAGAGTCCGTTGGCTTACCTGGCGCCGGCCGCGCTCGAAGCGCTGGGCAACCGGCTGCACAAGGTGTCGGTGAATATCCCTAGGCTGCTGGTCGATTCGGTCTGCGAAAGACTCCGAGTGACCGGCTTCAGCGGCGTCGACATCTGGGACGAGTGGACGAGACTCTGCTTGGATCAGACGTCACGGGTAGCACATCGAGAGGCGTTGACCCTCGGCTGCGCCGCCGCGATTGTCTGGGCTGACCGCCTTGGCCGGCCTACGGTGTCGATCGAGTCGGCCCACCAGGTGACCGCGCTGGTCGCCCCGGGCACCCGCCGCATTCGCTACGGGCTCAAAAAGTGGGAGGACGACAAGCAAACCCACGCCATCGTCTACGGCCCTGATGAGATCGTGCGCTACCGTGCCGAGCAGACCGGCGCGACGACGGCGGGGTTCAGTGTGGTTGAGCGGCTGGCCAATCCGTTGGGTGTCCCGCCGCTGGTGCTGTTCTCCAACACCGCGCGGCTACTCGACGAGGGTGTCTCGGAGATGGCTGACGTCCTCGACCTCAGTGACGCGGTCATGAAGTTGACAACTGATATGCTGGTGGCCAGTGAAATGGGCGCTCGCCCAAGGCGATTCGCCACGGGCGTCGAGCTAGTCGAGGTGCCCGTGCTCGACGACAACGGCGACCCAGTCCTCGACGGCGAGGGCCTACCAGTCACGACGGAAGCCTCGCCGATCCCCGAGGGTTCCCGCGCACTGATCGCTGAATCACCGGATGCGAAGTTCGGCCAGCTGCCCGGCGCTGATCTGGCAGGCTACGAAAACGCGATCGGCGTCATCATGCGCAGTATCTCGGCGGTGTCGGGGCTGCCCGAGCACATGCTGGGCATCGGCGGCGACAACCCCACCTCGGCCGACAGCATCCGCGCCAGCGAGGCCGCGCTGACCGCCAGGGCAGAGGCCCGGATGGCTCAACTAGGCCAGAGCTGGGCAGAGGTGGCACGGCTGATCGTGGCCGTCCGCGACGGGGTCGACCCGCTCAGCGTCAACGTCAGGGTGGAATGGGCCGACGCCTCGACGCGCTCTGTGGCCGAGGAGGCAGACGCGATCACCAAGCTCTACGCGGCGGGCTTGTTGCCAGCCGACTTCGCACTGAAGCGACTCGGGTACTCCGATGCCGACCGCGACGAAATCGCTGCCGCCCGTCCCGCCGCACCGATGCCCGAGGTGGCGTGATGAGACTCAGCGCCCGCTACCTCCAGCCGGAAATCATGGTGTCCCCGGAGGCGAAGTGGCCCATCCGACTGCGCACCGGCGGACTCGTATTCACGATGGACGCCGCCGAGGCCCTGGACCTCGCCAACCAACTCGCCGACGCCGTCGCCGATATGAACAACCACGAAGGGACACCATCATGACCGAAGCCACCGACAACATTCCCGACGCCGGGAAAGATACCGAGATCCCCGAGGGGGACATCCCAGATGCAACCCCCGATAGCTCAGATTCCGAATCCGACCAAGACGAGGACTCGGAGACCTTCCCGCGGTCCTACGTCGAACGGTTGCGCCGCGAGTCCGCCGGCTACCGGGAACGGGCCACCAAGGGCGACACCTACGCCCAAAGGCTGCACGCCGAGATGGTTCGGGCCACCGGCAAGCTCGCCGACCCGACCGACCTGGCGTTCGACGAGTCCCACCTCGACGACCCTGACGCGCTATCCGCTGCCGTGGACGACCTACTGGCCCGCAAGCCCCACCTCGCCTCACGTCGGCCAACCGGCGAAATCGGGCAGGGAGCCACCCCTTCCCGGACTAACGTCGACCTCGCCGCGATCCTGCGGCAACGAGCACAGTAGGAGGGGAACGCCAAGTGCTGCAATTGCATATCAACGGTTCAGTCTTTGACCTTGCCGAGGACCACTCGGTTGCCGATGTCTTCAACTTCCTGAACAACTACCCGGAGGAACAGGACGGGCAGGTGTGGCTCAAACTCGCTGATGGTCGCAACGTCCACTTTCAGTTCGATGGTCAGCCAACATTCGCGGTCGTCGTGCCGGAGGGATACATGCCGGAGGGGCTGAAAGTGTCGTCTCAGCCATAGCGGGGGCGTGGCTTACACTGAAGGGGTCGGTCCCGGTGGCCGGCCCCTTCAGCGTCCTGACGACGCAGGAATCCGAATCCCCTTCCATCGTCAGGACTTCCCATGGTTGAATCCACCGCCGCCAATCCGCAGCTGCTCGCCGATCAGGTATCCCAGCTGCTCGTACAACCCCTCGAAGCCGCCTCGGTCGTGCTGTCCTCCGGCCCCCGGATCTTCGACACCGCAGGCGTTCTCCGCATCCCGAAGCTCACCAAGTCGTCCACCGTGGGGTTCGTCGGTGAGAACGAGGAGATCCCAAGCGACCACAGCACGGATTTCGACGAGTGCGTGTTGATGCCGACCGACCGCAAGAGCATCAAGGTCATCGAGCGGTACAGCCGAGAGTTGGCCCGCCAGGCTGTCATCGGCATCGACGCCACGCTGAAAAACCGACTCGTCAAGGTCGTGTCCGACAAACTCGACGACGCGCTCCTCGTCGGCAAGGGACAGGCCACGAACGAGGTCCAGACCGTCACGCTCAACGGCGCACCATCGGACGGCACCTTCACCCTGACGTTCCGCGGCGCCACGACCACGGCGCTGGATCACGACAACGCCGCCGCTGGAGTACAGACAGCCCTTCGGGCACTGTCAACGATCGGCGGCACCAACGTCACCGTGGCGGGATCTGCCGGCGGACCGTACACCGTCACGTTCGCCTCGTCGCTGGCGGCGACAGCGGTTGACGAACTCACCGCTGACGGATCCGAACTGATCGGAGGCACCACACCCCCGGTCACGATCGCCACGACCGCCGAGGGTGAATCGGCCAACGGCATCACGGGCCTGGTGAATCAGCCCGGCGTGCAGACCGGGGAACTCGACGTCACCGACGCCGACAGCCTGCTCGACGCGATCGCGCTGGCATCGGCCGCCGAGGTCACCCCGAACCAGTGGTTCATCAACGGAACCGATTTTATTGCTTTGAGAAAATTGAAGGAATCCGGCGACAGCAGCAAGTACCTGCTCGAGTCCGACGTCACCGCCGGCCCGACCTACAGGTTGTTCGGTATCAACGTCCGGCCGACGAATAAGTTGCCGGTGGGCAAGGCGATCCTCGCCGACGTCTCTCAGGTGGCCATTGCACGCGACGAGGCTCCGAGCGTGACGATCCTGTCCGAGCGGTACGCCGAGTTCGATCAGATAGGCGTACGCATTACTACTAGATATGACTTGGGTCTGCTGCATCCCGAGGCTGTCATCGTCCTGAGCGCCTAGCAATGGCAGTCACCGGCCAAGATGTGGCCGACTTCCTCGGGCAGGGCAGCGATACCACGCTCGTCGCCCTGGCCGGGGAGGTCGTGCCCGTCATCACCGCAATGGTGCGCGCCTACACCCGCGGCCGCGGATTCACCGACGACGAACCCAACGGGGAACTGGCCGCGGTCATCACCACCGGCTCGGCGCGCATGGTCGGCAACCCCGAGCAGCTGCACACCCGAGTCGGCTCAGTGGAGATCCGGGCAGGGTTCAACGGTTTCAGCCTCGCGGAGACGTTCGTCCTCAACCGCTACCGCAAGCGGGCGCTGTGATCTACCACGACAGCATCGAGGTGACCGTGGTCGAGGTGACCGGGTACGACGACTACGGCACGCCGATCTTGGACACCACCTACACCACCGTGCGGGGTGAGGTGTTCGCCGTGGACTCGGTCGACCTGTTGGCGAGCGGCGCCATCGTGGGCATCCGCTACCGCGTCATCCTCGCACCTGGGGCGAGCATCCCAGACAGCCCGCACGACGACACCGTGCGGCTCGGATGGGGCGCGTACCCCATCGACCACAGCGACCCGTTCGGTGTTTCCTCCGGGATGCGGATCGACGGCGGCGTCGAACGGCATGTGATGCGCGGTCGGCTGCACCACCTGGAGCTGGTCACCAAGGCCATCGCGTAG